AAATAGAACTATACAACAGTTCCCTCGAATATTTGGCAAAGGAGATAACGGAGATAGTGAAGGAGATGAAGCAGGAACAACCCCTGATGGATTAGCCGTGTATGGATGGTTCCACATCATTGAATCACTTGCAGAACGTGATGTGACAAGGTTAGATGCAGTAACAGAACGCAACGTGCTTGAGATATTTACGCATCTAACCTATTTGGCCGATTATGCATACGGGCAAAAAGTAGAAATGAGAAAACGAAATAGATAATGAGTACATACAATTACAGCTATAACGTACTTATCAATAGACTTGAGGCATTTGCTGCAGGTCACTTTCTGATACGCAGGTTCACACATGGACAGATTGACCTTGCAGACCAACTGCAGGATGATCAATATCCATTTATGCACGTTGTGCCGGAGCAAATACGTCCTGTGGATGGTGGAATGCAGTTTGATTTTTTAATCATGTTTGCTGATATACCACGCGACAAGGAATACAAAGCAGAATACCAGCGTGAGGTAATCAGTGATTGCATACGATTAGGGCAAGACCTTGTTGCTGAAGTAAAGAATGGCTTGCAGCTGTTTGGCTTTGATGTGCAGCTAACTAATAACCCAACGTTTGAACCTTTCATGGAAGAGCAGAAGAACACTGTTACAGGTGTGACCTTTACTCTTTCACTTGAAGTGCCTTGGGACTGGAGTGCATGTGATATACCTGCCATTTGGAGTGTTGGCGGTTCCTCTACGGGCGGTAGTGGTACACCTTATGGCATCGTATTACGCACAAATGGTGTAGACAATGCAGTGCAGAATATACTTGACCTTGTTGCAGGTACTAACATTACAATCACAGACAATGGTGATGGCTCTGTTACGTTTGATGCATCGGGTGGTGGTGGTGGTGGTGGTGACTATGTGAGCACTGAATGGAATGCAAACCATACCACAGCACAGGGCAATCCTTATCAGATAGGAGACCGCGTTTGGTACAATGGCAGCGTGTATAGTTGCATTGCAAATAACGATGGTATCAATCCAAGCAATCCTGCATACTGGACACTTGTAGCTGTTGGATACAGATTGCGTCAAACACCTGTCGATTGGAACGCTACCACAGGCGACTATCAGATATTGAACAAGCCAACTATACCTGCAGCGCAAGTAAACTCAGACTGGAATGCAGTAAGTGGTGTTGCGCAGATATTGAATAAGCCAATACTTGCAGCAGTTGCTACATCGGGAGATTACAATGACTTAATCAATCAGCCATCAATACCAAGCAACCTTGATGACTTAGCTGATGTGAATGCGCCTACTCCATCAAATGGGCAGGTACTATCTTACAATGGATCGCAATGGGTTAATAGCACACCGGCAACAGGAGGCACGGTTACTTCGGTAGGTCTATCAATGCCTTCAGCATTTAATGTTGCTAATTCACCTGTGACTACTGCAGGAACATTGACGGTAACCGGTGCAGGTACCACAGATCAATATGTGCGTGGTGATGGTACTCTTGCTAACTTTCCCGCAATAGGTGGTGGAGGTGGGCAGGTTTTTTATTTCAATGGTAATGTATCTCAAGGTACGATAGGCGGTAATGATTACTATGAATTAGGCACAGCTGCAAACACAGGACCAGCGGCTAACTTTACCCGGGCAACAACAGGAGCAATAGCTCGATTCATTACTGATGTAGGTGAACCAAATCATTTGCTTATACCTGCGGGTGTATGGACTATTGATGTGTACTTAAGTGAAACAGGTGGCGGTTCAAACCATGCACAAATACTTGCAAAGCTTTACACGTATAACGGCAGCACGTTCACATTGGTAGCTACTTCCACTATGGAAGAAATCACCAATGGCAGCACACCTGATTTGTACACATTCACTATATCTGTACCAACAAGTGTAACTGCTGCAACCGACCGCATACATATTGAATTTGATATTCAAAACACCAATGGCAAGACTGTTACACTATACACTGAAGACGGAAAGATAGGTGAGGTTCACACTACCTATGCTATCGGATTGTCTTCGCTTAATGGCCTAACTGCAAACACACAAACATTTGCAACAGGTACAACAGGTACTGACTTTGCTATTAACAGCGCAGGCAGTACGCATACATTTAACCTGCCCACTGCAAGCGCAGCAAATCGCGGTGCATTGAGCAGTGCTGATTGGTCAACATTCAATGGTAAGCAGGATAGCATAGGACTAACAACAGTAGGAACTAATCTTGCTACGCTACCAAACCCAAGTGCCATTCGTTATTTGCGCATCAATGCAGATAATACAATAAGCGCATTGTCACTTGCATCATTCAAGACTGATTTAGGATTAGGCACTGCCTTCTTATCAGGTGATGTAGCAACAAGTGGTACAGCATGGCAGGATGTAACAGGGTTAACCTTTGCAGTAACAGCAAACAAAACATATAAGTGGCGTGCAACTATTCCTTATACGGTCACATCCGGCACTATCAATTTTGCGGTTAGTGGTCCTACACTTACGATGACACGCTACCGCTTTACAGCAGCAGCAACAGGAACCACCAACTTTGTAAACAACCAAACAGGATACGACACTGGAACACTGGTAACAGGTGTTAATGGATGTGCTACATCGGATGGTGTTATACGCTGCAGTGCAAATGGCACCGTTGCCATGCGTATGCGTTCAAGTGTATCAGGTGCATTGACCGCATTGACAGGTGCAATAGTTGAATTTGAAGAAGTAGTATAATGGCGGATGATGCTTTTAAAATAGCACTTGAGGAATATGCGGCTGCAGTAGTGGAGCGCGCAAAGTCAAACCTGCGCATCAAACGCAGGGTGCGTGGTAAGGTGGTCAATCGTGTTGCATCAGGCACATTGATAAACTCACTTACCTACAAACTACGCATACGATACCGCAAGCCTACACTTGACTTTACAGTAGACAATGATGCAGCTGGTCAATATGCAGATGTGATTGAGTGGGGACGCAAACCTTATCCGGGTGATCCAACAAAGCGGCCACCTGTTAAGGCTATTGAGAATTGGTTACGCATCAAGCCTATTAAGTTACGCAACAGGCAGGGCGAGTTTATCAAGTCAACAGAAAGCAACATCAAGAGTGCAGCCTTTGCCATTGCAAGGAGCATCGGTGAAAATGGAATGGAAGGAATACACTACTATCGCGAGGCAATAGAAGACACATGGGACGAGTACAAAGAGAAGTTGATGCAGATGTATTCAAAGGATATTGAAACACGTTTATTGTTGAACAAACGACTAAGAAAAAAATAATGGCAGTAACACTTTTAGACCAGCCCTACAAATGGGCGTTACGTGGTCAAAAATTAATGGTGATAGCATCCAGTACTGAAACAGCACAGACAGGATTCCGCTATGGTGTGGAGGTTACGATAGATGCAACTACCTACAACTTCTACATACCTGCTGCACCGGATGATAATTTATACTTTGACCTTGCTCCATTGCTTGAAGATATGCGCAACTATGAGCCATTGAGTTGGCACTTTAGTACTACAGGTACAGAGGATGATTTAAGCAAGCGCACAATAACATTTTCAGTTAGTGAATGGTGGTTAGTTGGTGGTGTGCTAACAGAGGCAGAAGGTAGTGCAGTTGCGGGTGAGGGTATGATAGCCATCAATGGATACTTTCAAGTGATTGATGGATATAAGCCAAATGTAGAGACAGGTGGTCAAAAGGTAGGGCAGTCATTGATAGGCAATACCTACTATGCCATGAGCGATAGAAAGACAGATACGCATCCGTGGTATCTTGCAGCATCGTGGAATCTTGGCGCAGGACCAACAACACCAAACAACACATGGATACCTGCCTATGAATCGGACTATGGTTTGCTTTGCATACCGGGCAATAGTACCTATCTAAGCAACAACGTAGTTACTAAAATCAACATCACTATCTTTTCAAGCGTTGGTGCTCCTACATCGCAGGACGTAACATTGAATGGTTATGATATTGAAGCTTTGCCTGTTTATCCTGCTAACCTTAATGACTGGGTAGGATTGACTGTTAAGCCATCACTATTTCCAAATTGGCGTGCTTACAAAGTGACGGTGTTTGCAGGTGCATCACAAAAGAGTATTGCATACACATTTTACAACGTTGGCAAATATGGTCAATCAGATTGCCTCAATGATAAGATACGTCTTGGGTGGGTTAACTCTCGTGGTGGTTGGGACTATTTTAACTTCACTAAGAAGTCTGAAATCACAGATGAGATAGATCGTAAGAAATACCGCAAAGTGTTATTCAATGGTACAACATCTGTATTCAGTGCAAATGATAGGGGTTTGCAAGATAGAAGGAATTTAGTAGAGCAGGTGCTGCAGGTCAATAGTGACTACATCACAGAGAATGAGTTTATCTTTTTGCGTTCATTGCTTGCAAGTAATCAGGTCACATGGTTAAGCACCGATGCAGGTAAGGCTATTGCAATACCTGTCAACATAGATGATACAACCTATACTGAAAAGAAAACACGTGATGGCAAGTTATATAATCTAACGCTGCGTGTAAGAATGTCAAACCAATACTGGACATAATATGAACGGAGAAGTACAATTAATAGTTACTGCAGGCAGTACGGGTTATAGCACATCAGGACCTTATACAACAGCCTTTAACCCTGCAGGTGGCACCGTTGCAAATATTGCAGATATTGGTAATCCTCCTGCTAACCTTATTACCATTGGTACTATCATCACAGGTCCTAATGGTGGTTTAGTTACTACATCTACTGTTGTTGCGTTTGACCCTAATACAGGTGATATAACCTTTGATGCATTTCTTGACTATTCTAATATATCACCAACTCCAGTAAGTCAAGACATCTACATTGATACGTTGGTAGATACATTCACTCAATCGTATATTGATTTGTACGAGAATGAAAGCATCAGCCAAAATTGGAAGTTTCAAGACCTATCTAATTTCACAGCACAGGGTGCGTTTAGCCGTGAATTTAGAGTGCCATTTTCGGAGAATAATCAGCTTGCACTGGGTGCTTTGTTTGATGTGAATGTAACAGAAGGCACTGCTAATTATTTCCACTACAAACTGAATGCTGAAATCAGAGTTGATACATTACCCATTGCCACAGGTTATGTACGTGTGCGCAAAGTGTATCGTCAATCTAATCGGATAAACGAAGTGGAGTTGGCATTTTATGCTGAAACACCTGATTTAGTACGCAACATAGGCGAGAAGAAACTTAAGGATATAACTGACCTAACTAATCTTGATGAAGTAGTATCGTATCAGAATGTGACTAATCCAAATGCAACACGCATATGGACATTATGCGATCGTGGTCAAATATGGAGTGAAGGCGGTGAAGTTAATAGCCGGTCATTGCTTACAGCAGCTACACCTGTGTGGCCATCAGACCTTACTCCTGCGCTGCGTTATGATTACCTACTTGAAAAGATATTTGAAGATGCAGGTTTTGAGCTTGTAGGCGGTACCCTACTTACCACACTTTCCAACTACTATATGCCGTGGTTGAATAGTTCAAATATCATTGGTACTGATTCATTCAACAACTATTTATTTACTGCATACAATAGTGCATCGTTGCTTCTTACTACGTCATCGGCAACGGTAAGTGTGAACACAGAGATATTTGATAATAACGGAGACTTTAATACAGCCACATATGCCTACACTACACCTTCAGGTGGATACTACACCTTCCGATTCCGCAATAAGTTCACAGTTGCAGGGCAAATAAACAACGTATCATACTTCTTGGAGATTGATGGTGTTGATGTGTTTTTGGAAAATTACAATGTATTCAACAATCAAATCGTTGACTTTACATATCGCATCGGTATTGACGCAGGTAGTGTAGTTAAGTTCAAGATAAAAAGCAATAACACGACACCTGCGGTTACACTTGTTGCAGGTGATGGCACATATGAGACTTCAGTGTTTGAGGTAATCAAAACAGAATTCTTATACGGTCAAAGCATCATATACAACTTCAATGCACCGGATGCAAAGCAGATTGATTTTGTCACTGATATAATCAAGATGCACAACTGCGCTATCGTACCTGATAGGGCAATACCTAACAAGGTGTATGTTGTGCCGCAAAATAGTTATTTAGGTAGTGGCAATGTGCTTGACTGGACAAGTAAGTTGGATGCATCCAAAGACATGACCATTAGCAGCACGGTTGATTTGCAAAAGGCGAAGTTTCAATTTACCTATTCAGCAGGTGAGGACAATCTTAGCGTGCAGTACAAGAACGTCAATCGTGTGTATGGCGATTATGAAGCGGTAGGATACACTACTAACCCAAACACAGAGCCAAGTGATTTTGCCATAGGTGACCAAAAGATACAACTTGTGACGCAGTCAACACCATGCGGCCCTATCAATGGTAGCGGTGTGATTATGCCTATCTTCTTAAATCGTGAATTGCAATTTCAGTTACCCGGCATGCGCTGTTTATTTGATGCAGGCAGTACCAACATACAACTGTATGATGACAATTTAGCTACTGCTGTATTAACAAGCGTGTCACTGCTGAATCATTACAGCCAAATCAATGCGGATATTGATGATGAAGATTTGAACTGGGCACCTGAGATACCTGCATATAGCATCGTATCAAATCCATACAACAATCTTTTCAATCAATATTGGCGCACTTATATGAATGCGCTGTATTCACCTGATGCAAGAATAATGGAAGCTTCCTTTGCTCTTGATCTAAAGGATATTTTGACTTTTCAGTTTAGCGATAAGATTTGGATTCAGGATTCATGGTGGCGCATACTTGAGATTAATGACTACAAGGTGGGCATGAATGAGAGTACCAGTGTGAAGTTGATTAAGTTAATTGAGAACACCGAAGACTGTTCATCTACACCTGTGTCAATATCTGTAAATGGTGAAGTAAATTTTGAAGATGGCAATGGTGACCCTGTTGCATCTACGCAGGATTGTTGCCAACGTTATGGGTATAATTGGGACGAAGCAAATGCGGTGTGTTGGGCATTTGTACCAAATGTTGAAAGACCATCCACAGGTGTATCGGGTAATCCTACATCACCTGCCAGTAGACCCACACAGGCAGCTGTTGAGAATAGGTCAATACTTGATTCTGTTGTTAGTGGTACTGATGTGACCATTGCAGTGGGTAATACAAACATGCTTGCTGTTGGTAGTCGTTTAGAGTTGACGCAGGATGTAGGAGGCAGCAACTTGCTTGGAAAAAATACCTACACAAGCTTGCCGGGAGTGCATCTTGGTGGAGGTTATAAAGACGGATTGACAACGAGTGTTGAGAAAGGATGGGCACAGCATGGCGTTGTTGTATTGCATCGCAAAGATTCATGGCTAACATCGGGCACTAACCTTGCGTACTATGTTGAAGGTATTGCGGGTGAGTATATGAATATACCTGATGAGACAGTGTGGAGTGTGTTGCTAAATGTCACAATTATAGATGCAGGTAATAACTACTACACAGGTCAATTCTCACTTGCTATGCGTAAGGTTGCAGGTGTGGCAACAGTGAGTGCTATAACTGCTCTCAATCAAATCAACAATACTGCATATACGTTTACAATGGGTGTAAATGTTGCAGCTAATCCTGCTGAACATAGACTATATTTGAATGTGACGGGTGGTGGTACATTCCCCGCTAACCTAATCACAACAGCATCTATACAATATCAACAGAGTAAAACAACATAAGATGGACACTATCAAGAATTCAATGCGCTATTTACAGCTGGGTATCAAAGCAAGTAGTAAGTATAACTTTCAACTTCGCAAATGGCAGCGTGTAATGTGGTTTGTTACGTTGTACATGTGGCGTATCATGTTACTTTTTGGAATCATCTATTTAATCTATAATCTTATCTACTAATGGCAGAGCCTATTGTAAGGAGTTTTGTAATTGATACTACCGAAAGTGAGCAGAATCTTAAAGAGTTAAACACTCAAATCAATGCTACTTCAACGGCTGTTGACAATACTGCGCAATCATTTGAGAACGTATCAGCAGCGGAACAAAGTGTAACAGCATCGAGCAAGTCACTCAAGGCGCAGCTGCG